GTGCCATCACCATGTAGATATTCGCCACCTTCATCATTGAAGTATAATCTTTTCGTGCCATCAATTACAATATCATCACTAAATTTAAAATGGTCTTCATCCTCCATCCATGTTAGGACACCATCATTAGTTTCACCATCAAAGGTTATAGCGATGTCTGTACCTGCTGTACCATCTCCTATAGTAATAGCTGTACCTAACAGCTTAGTGATAGGACCACCTTCAGCAGTTGTTCCATCATGTGTGTGTCCTGTTGATGCGGCAAAGGCTGCTAATAACTGATTAAATTCGTCATTAGTGTGGGCAGCCGTGATAACATCACCGTCACTGTATGTAGACTGTCGTGTATACGTTGCTCCCATTTATCTTCTAGCTCCTGTTTGATATTCCATCTGAAATCCCCTAAGTGCGTAAGGGGCTGTCGTTCCGTTGTCGTCAACTCTTAGTGCTACGGTAAATCCTGATCCTTCTACGGACTGTCTTAACAAAGGCTCTGACTGTCCACCGTATGTTGCTGTTCCGTAAACTCCTGTGCCATAGACAGCCACAATGTCACTAGCTGTTAGTGAGTAAGCTGCAGGTCTTGGTGCATCAGGATCTTCGTAGTCGTATCGTAGAAACATATCAGCACTAATAGAGGACTCTGGTTTGTAACTCACAAGGACACGGTGCATATGTTTTCGTATACCCGGATCTCCAAAACTTAAATCAGGACTTCTGTACTTTCCTCCTACGGCTGTGCCATCAAAGTCATTGCCTGATTCCTGTCTGTATACGTAGCCTCCGTCTCCACCGTGTATAACTATCGTTTCTGTTGCTGTTGTAACCGTGTCTGTTGATGTAGGTCGTATGCCTTTTATATTAGCAAACTCAAAAGACTGTCCTCTGAGTGATGTCAGTATGCCCTCTGTTGTAGCTTGTAAAACACCTGACTTTGTAAAGAACACTCTATACTGTGTTTTGTTTGGTATAACGAGTGACCTAAACCCACTAGCGTTTGCGATGTTGTCGTTAAACACAGACTGCACAGGACTACTTATAGTACCAAGTGNNTCTAAATCCACTAGAGTTTGCAATATTAGTGTTAAATACAGACTGCACAGGAGTGCTTATAGTACCAAGTTCAACGTCACCAATTCTTGCTGTACCTGCAACGGTTCTTAGTCCATCAGGTGCTAGGAATATTAAGTCACCTGCAAATTCCTGTATTGTCTGTCCGTTTACACATCCAATGTTTCTAGTAACAGGTGTAACAGCAAAGTTACTTGATGATGTTCCTGACAGTTTGAATATTCTATCTTGACAGAACACAAACAAATCTTCACGGAAAACTTTAAGCCCTGTTATTGTGTCGTCTACTTTGAAGCTACCTGCACCACTGCCTGTTGTAAAATCATCTTCATCAAAGGGTACACTAAACACAACCTCTTGTTTATTGTTAGCCATACCTGCGTAGAACATATGGTCTTTAAATACTGCTACAAACTTTGCACCTGTTACAGCAGTGCTAACTTCTCCACCTCCACCTGAGGATACGTCCGTTGCTGCAAACGATGTGTTAAATACTGTTGGTGCGTTGTTTCCGTCTGCAACTATAAGTTTGTCATTACCATCAAAGTTAAAGCGTTCAAAAGTGTAGACACCTGCACTTGTTCTACCTGTATCTCTTTCTGTCCACGATCCACTTCCTGCTGAGGCTGTAAATATCTTTGTGCCTCTTGCTGCAACTATCGTGTCGTTAAATATGCAGGATAGTAAAACTTCTTCTGTTGAGGCACTAGTCTGTGGAACTACGTTAGTGTTATACTTAGCAAAACCATTTATGCGTCTGTATCCACCATTAATGTCTGGCTCAAATGCAATTTCTGGGATAGCTATAATAGGAGCTATCTTAGCT